GTTGTACTCTCAAATTGGTAAGTTCCAACCTCTCCAACTGCCTTTACAGCGTTAAATCCTCTTGCACATCCTTGAAATAGTGTTGATCCCTTCTTTTCGTAATAAATGATCTCATCATCTATCATCAAAAGACCTTCATTTGGAAAATCACGAGTAGATTCAACGTCAACTGCATCTGAAGTAGTTGTTAACGCTGAAATTAGTTTAGTTTCAGTAACTAGACCACCGTAATTATCAATATTATAATAATCTGACCAGTTTTGAATTACATCAAAACAATATCCCTTTAATTCTTGTGATTTATAGTAATGCTTAACAAATGATATGAAGGTAGGATAGTTATCCTGTACAAACGAAGCAAACTGTCCCGCAACACTGAGGGATATTTGGGATCTTGATTCAGGACTAACCTCAGACGGTACTGGAGGTACAGTAACCGTTGTGGTTGGGGTAGTCCACGAGCTAACCTTCCATGAAGAATTTGTCATCTGTTAATTAGTTATAGCTAGACTCTGGTATCACTCCTGTACCAGATAAGTTTGAACCACTACTGATAGTGTCTTCTATTACACTTACAGTCGTATTATCTATACCTATTGTGAGATAGGTTTCTCGTAAAGAAATCAAATCGTTTGATTCTGGACTTGCTGAGATCTGCAATTGGTTATTTGCCACGTTTGTAGATTGAATGATCAAATCATTAACTACAATTTCACCCATACTGTAATCTACAGTACCCCATAATCCATCAACATACTCAAATTCACCAGTTCCTTTAACATAATAGAGTCTCAATGTGCCTGCACCGTCGTCATTTAAGTAATAACTGTTAAAATCGTCTCCAACTATCTTGAATCCACTGCTGTAAACACATGGTTTTGCACTTGTACCTTGCTTAATGCGGTTACCATAGCATATTTTATAGTTCACACGTGCACCTAAGTCCACGGTCACGTTCTTTCTCATCTTGAGACGAGTGATATTTGAAGTAATTGAGACCTCTGAACCATCAATTATACCTCCAAGCTTAGAATATTTGAATTTTCCGCCGAATTTATTGAATTCTCCGCTTCGATTCAGCAATGTTAATGCATTAATTACAGAATTTTTCACTTCAGACTCAACTTTCCGTGTTATGTTCGGGTTAAAATACACAAAAGTGTTAATATCAATGTATAAAATAGACGGATCAATGATTGTTGGTTGAATTGCTGCGACAGAATACTCTCTCAACTTCTTCAAAATGACATTTTTCTCAGAAAGAGATAATTTGTCTGCATTTTTTGGTTTAATTGCAAGGAAAACTTTTCCAAATTCGGGAGGTTCTGCTTCTTCTCCACCATAACATGCAATAGATCCTACGTTTGGATAAATTTGTGGGATAATTGCTTCATAATCACGTGTCGAAACTGCTCTACCAAAGGCAGAATAGAATTTTGGAGCAGCAAATTTGATTGATTGTGTAGATTCAGACGATGCACCTCCATCTGGGAAGGAAGTTGCAGTAACAGTAATGCCAGAAGTTAATGTAACTTGATTATTATCTCTAAATGTACCAATATTTTCAAATACTTTTAGACCATTTGCACCAGTTCCACTAGATGTACAGTATCTTACACTAATTACATCTCCATTTTCTAGATCTTTTCCAACTTTTCCGTCACCAAATAATATTTCTGGTATCTCATATTCAGATTCTTCTAAGAAATAAACCTTAGATGATGAATCAATCTTTGTAATATCTGTTGCTTGTAGATAACGTTCTGTGACAGTTCCAGAAGTGACCTCAACTTGCATAGAAGTTGTGTCTGCATTTTTGTTAGTTAATATGAATCTCTGTCTTTGGTTTATATCTTTTACAAAAGTATCTGTAAGGAATACTCCTTCGTATAATGTAAGACCTGTAAATGTTGCAATTCCTGAAGTACTGTCAACACTCTGTGTCGTATCTGACGCAAGAGAGAACGTAAAGTTGTTATTATCAAGTCCAATGAAGTTTAAAACAAGTCCTTTTTGAATTGTAACAGTTTTTGGGTAAGGAACTATGGTCTGAACTGTTATATCTACGGTACATTGTGAAGATCTTGCTGATTTTGGAGTGTATCCAATCATTCTAGCAAGTTTTACAACGTTTTCACGCAAAACGGCAGTCTCTAGGAACCCTTCATTGACTGCAAGGTTCGCATTGACTGCTGTATAGTAAGTATTATACGCTAAAACGTCCAAAAGCACAGTTAAAGACGATCCTTCAAAGTCATAATCACTAAATTGATCTTGACTTCTTAAGTATTGTTTTAATTGTGCCTTAATTTCGTTAAATTCTAAGGCGTTGACTTGATTGAATGCCATTATGGTTTAAAGATGATATCAATTGAATCAAAGGTTGGTGGTAAACCCATAATAACGTATTCTATACTTACATCTAACTGATTAGTGTTCTCAAGAAACTTAGTTTTAATCTCATATACCGCTACCCGTGGTTCATGAGTATTAATTGCGTTTTTTATCCTACGCTTTATCTTCTGTGCGTCGTTAGGTGTATAATTGTCAAATAGCAATCCGATGAGATTACCACCGAATGCTGGATCAAAAGGTTTCTCGTAAAAGTTATAGAATACAATATTCTTAACTGATTCTTTTATGGCTGCTTCATTGTTCAGTGTCAACACATCGTTTGTCACTGCGTTCTTTTCAAAAGTCAACGAGAAGTCACGAAATGACTTCGATATTAATGCCACTAACTAGCCTATTATTAACCTCAGGTATATTTATACTTCTTTTTGTGACTTTTTTCTACGTGACGCATCACAGCGTGGATCTGTAATAAGATATCTACAATACTCATTGCCATGGTCGTAGAAATGATCACTCATATCTACGGGAACATTAGCATTTCTCTTACCATCTACAATTCTATTTGCCTTGGCCACGGTACCTCTTCCTTGCTTTGTTACGTGATGTAGCAGAGTACTTAGAATGTTGTCCTTTGCCTTGTCTTGTCTTCTTTGGGGTTGCCTCAATTGTGGGTTGACCCATTGAATATCTAGTTGCCATAATTTAACCTGCGAATACGTTTGATGAACCAGCTGCTACTGATGTGCAGCCACCAAGTCCATCTCCTACTCTACCACAACCTTTGCCATTTACAAAGACCGTAGAACTACCACTTGATATGGAAGCAGAGTGTGGTGGACATGGATTACCTGGTTTTAAGTGTGTGGTGTTCTTATCTCCTTGACGGGAGACAGGTCTACCATTAACGAAGACGTTACCACTACCCTGTGCTCTGGACATTCCAGAACAATGGGGTGTATCTGCGTCTCCGACTCGTGTAACTGCTGGCATTTTAACTGTAGTAATTTGAAACGAAGGCACGTATACCTTCCCACTCATTATATATCTTCAATTCAAGTACGAAGGTTGCAGGTGTCTGTGCTACTAGATTACCTGTAGGACCACTCTCCCACTGTACAGTAATATCAAAGAACCTACTTACGTATACATTATTGTCCTGATCCAGATTGAAGAAGATCTTATCAGATGGCATATTAATTATTCTCTCGACTGTTGTAGGGGTCTGATTCAAATCTGATCGCCCCTCATCTACATATGTGAACCTATCAACAAAAGGATCTTGTATAGTTCCCCCTATGTTGACTGATGTAGTGCCAGGTGTAATGACTAGATCAGGTTCGTTGGCAGGTGCCTGTAATGCTGCAGTAACATTGGTTACATTACATACATCAGGTGATGAAACTGTACATGTCGCACTCACCGTCTCATTCATAGCAAAGTTAGGTCTAGTGATATCGGCTAGACCCGTTATTTCATCAGGTGTTATGGTGACTGCCATGTGCTTCTGTTATTAATCCGTTCTTTACTGCTATTTCGTACATTAAACTATGGATGGTCATATCGTATGCGTTCGTCCATGGTTGCGTTTTCTCATTCTCTATCCAACATTGAAGACTTCCGTATTGTGCCTTTGGTATGTCGTCTCTAAACCATGAATCGTACTCGAATGTGCTCATTTCTTTTCTCGTGTCATTAACTCCTGCAAGTACTCTGCATACTTACTCATCTCCACATGGTCATTTACAGTATGTGGTGGTTCTGGAGGTTTTGGAGCAAACTTTATAAGATGGTCGAAAGACTCAGGTAAGTCTCTGGCTTTCGTATGCCTTATAATAACATCGTTATCTCGAATAACGAATTCTCCTTCCAGTGATTCCAGTCCTAGCATGGTTTGTACTTACTATAAGAATATTTAGAGATCAACGACGCGATTTTTGCCCTTTGGTTAGGATTCGCGATTTTTTACCAGTTTACGTCGTCAGTCTCAAACAACTCAGAAACAGTCTCTGAGCACTTTTGAAGTTCCTCTTCTTCCTTTAACAATCTTGATTCATGGTCGCATACAACATCGACCAACTTCTCATACTCCTCATGACCAGGTCGTCTCATCATCAAATTACTCACAGCACCTTCGAGTTTAGTGAGTCTAGCGAGAAGTTCTTCGTTTGATAAATGAGAGTTCATAGTTCGTAAAGATGGTGTGATGGGTTTTTACTTTACTTTCGAGATAATCAATTACTCTTTCGAGTTGTTCGACCTTTTC